TGCATATTTTACGGTATGCCAATACTAGCGGAGAACAACAAGCCAAGGTTATTGTATTATTTAAAAAGAAGAGGCTACAGAGGCTTTTCAATGAACAGGCCAGACAAAGTTTGGAATAAGTTATCTGTAACAGAAAGAGAAATAGGTGGTATGCCTAACTCAAGCGAAGATATAAAGCAAGCTCATGCTGCTGCAATAGAAATGTACATAAATGATCATGTAGGAGAAACAAACACAGGCTTTGGCAATATGCCTTTTAATGATACATTAAATGATTGGGCAAAATTCGATATAACAAGGAGAACAAAGTTTGATGCTACAATTAGTTCTGGACTAGCTATCATGGCTTGTAACAGGCATTTGTATTCGCCGAAACAAAGTGTAGAGAAAAAGAAAGTAAATTTAAGTATAGCCAAGTATGCAAATGCAGGCTACAATTCAAAAATAATAGAAAATTAGTATGGCTGAGTCAGTTACATCACATTATTTTCCTAGTCAAGTCGTTAGCGACATAGAGAAAGCTTCAGAGGAATACGGTCTTAAGATCGGTAAAGCTATTGAATACGAGTGGTTCAATAGAGATTCTGGAACTAATCGATTCGCTAGTAATCAAAATACTTTTCACAAGTTAAGATTATACGCTAGAGGAGAGCAATCAATACAAAAATACAAAGATGAGTTATCAATCAATGGTGACTTAAGTTATTTAAACTTAGACTGGAAGCCTATTCCTATTATACCTAAATTCGTTGACATAGTAGTTAACGGTATATCAGAGAGAACCTTTGATATAAAAGCATACTCTCAAGATCCGTACGGAGTTTCTAAAAGAACCCAATACATGGAAAGTATACTTGCCGACATGAAAACTAAAGAGCTGAATGCTTTTACGGAAGAAGCTTTCGGTATGTCCATATCTACAACGCCTCCAGAGCAGCTTCCTGATAGCGAAGAAGAGTTACAGTTGCATATGCAGCTAAATTATAAGCAAGCTGTTGAGTTAGCAGAGGAACAGGCTATAAATACTATACTTGAAGGCAATAGATACGAGCTTATAAGAAAAAGAATTAACTATGATCTAACAGTCCTAGGTATAGGTGCAGTTAAAAATAGCTTTACCAAATCTGAAGGAGTTAAAGTAGATTACGTTGATCCAGCAAATATAGTTTACTCATACACTGAGTCACCATATTTTGATGATTTATATTACGTAGGTGAAATTAAGACAGTGCCTATCAATGAGCTTAAAAAAGAGTTTCCTGATCTTACGGATGGAGATTTAGAAAACATGAGCAAGCAAGGCTATCAAAACACCGGGTTCTACAATAGAAGTATTGTTGAGTCTACTAATATAGATAGAAACCAAGTTCAAGTATTGTACTTTAATTTTAAGACTTACGCTAACGAAGTATATAAAGTAAAAGAAACATCTACTGGCGCTAGCAAGGTTATAATTAAAGACGATCAATTTAATCCACCTAACGAATTGCTAGAAGAGAGATTTGGCAAGATGTCTAGGCAAATAGAAGTGCTTTACGAAGGAGCTATGATTCTAGGTACTAAGCAGCTTTTGAAATGGGAGCTAGCTAAGAATATGATGAGACCTAAAAGCGACTACACTAAGGTCAAAATGAACTACTCTATAGTAGCACCTAGAATGTATAAGGGTCGTATTGAATCTTTAGTTAGTAGAATAACTACTTTTGCTGACATGATACAGCTTACACACTTGAAGCTACAGCAAGTAATGTCTCGCATGATACCTGATGGTATATACTTAGACGCTGATGGCTTAGCTGAAATAGATTTAGGTAACGGAACAAACTATAATCCACAAGAGGCTTTAAACATGTTCTTCCAAACAGGTAGTATAATTGGTAGGTCAATGACTGCTGATGGAGATATGAATCCAGGCAAAGTGCCTATCCAGGAGATACAGAGCGGCTCAGGAGGAGCTAAATTAGCCTCACTGATACAAACATATAACTACTATCTTCAAATGATCAGAGATGTCACGGGATTGAACGAGGCGCGTGATGGTAGTACTCCTGATAAAAATGCTTTAGTAGGTATTCAAAAAATGGCTGCTGCTAACTCTAACACAGCTACAAGACACATATTGCAAAGTGGTTTATTTTTAACAGCCGAATTAGCAGAGGCTATATCGTTAAGAATATCTGATATAATAGAGTACTCTCCAACTAAAGATGCTTTTATACAAAAGATAGGTGGACATAATGTAGCGACACTAAGCGAAATGGCTGATCTACACTTGTATGATTTTGGTATATTTATAGATCTTACGCCAGATGATGAGCAGAAGCAAATGCTTGAGAATAATATTCAGGTAGCATTATCTAAGAACGGTATAGAATTAGAAGATGCTATAGATATTAGAGAAATTAAAAATATAAAGCTAGCTAACCAAGTACTAAAAATACGTAGAAAAAAGAAAGCTCAACAAGATCAGTTGATGCAGCAACAAAATATACAAGCACAAGCTCAAGCAAACGCACAAGCGCAGCAAGTAGCTGCTCAGGCTGAAATGCAAAAAAACAAGCAATGGCTCAAACCAATATGCAGGTGGAGCAAGGCAAGATGCAGATGGAGATGCAAAAAATGCAACAAGAAGCTATGCTTAAAAAAGATTTGATGAATCACGAGTTTCAAATAAATATGCGGTTAAAGCAGATGGAAACTGAAATATTAAAAGAACGTGAAAAGCAAAAAGAAGATCGAAAAGACGAAAGAACTAAAATTCAAGCTACACAGCAGTCTGAATTAATAGATCAAAGAAAAAAAGAAACTCCACCTAAAAATTTTGAATCATCAGGTAATGATATAATGGGTGGTGGTTTTGGATTCAACGCGTTTGATCCAAGATAACAAAACAACTATACAATTTTATAATATTTTATTATGGCACAAAAAAAGAAAATCGAAGCGGTCGAAGAGGTCGTTGACGTAAAACAAGAACAAGCAGTTGAAGTCGCTGCTGTAGAAGAACCAGTTAAACCTGAACAAGAAGAAAAAGTTGATGATGGAATAGCTAGGTTAGATTTAAGGGATTTTCAAGAAAAACCTACTGAAGAATCTACTGTAGAACCAGAAGTTCAAGCTGAAGCAAAAGAGCAAGCTGTAGAAGAAGTGGTAGAAGAACAACCTATAGAAGAAAGTCCTGTAGAAGAGATTGCTTTAGAAGAAGTTACAGAAATAGCAGATAAGCTAGAAGAAAACATTGAAGAAGCGATTGAGAAAGC